TATTTGGGAGCTTTTGCTCATAATCACGCATTTGGAAAGTGTATGTCAACATATGATGTGTGTTGCTCATACATTCTCCATTTTCGTTATTTTGAGTAAAATGTTCTTCGAATATATTTTTGGGTTACCAAAACCTTCTACTGACCCGGGATCAATTTCACAATTGAGTTTCTTTTATTAATTATTATTATGTAATATTCTCTCAATTTAAATGGTTATTTTATTTTTATTCCACTTAATTTTACTGTATTGATGATTCTTATGATGCGAGTGTCGAAAAAATGGCCTTGCTCGACCACCTAGGGTATTCTGTAAAGTCCCAGCCCTAAGCAGACATTGATACTTAATAATTAGCAAATCGATTACATGATTGTTATGTGAATTAGACGTTCTAGATTAGGATCGCTCCACACGGGGACGCCTCGATTTAGTAGTGATTCTTTTCTCTTGTCGCTGTCTCTGCCACAAATGTTTATAGAATATTTGTGGTGTCGCTTTTCTACGGATTAGGACCATTCAATAATCATGTATGGAAGGATTATTTTGTTTTTGATGTTTGTTGAATAGTGTGGACCGGGAATCCACACTACGGCGTACTCGCACACGGTTTGAGTTAATATTTTAATCTTATTAGGAACCACTTATTATATATATTAATATGGATTGACCACCGCTTCATTTTCTAGGTCTTTATTTAATCTTTCCCTTGTTTTAGTGAATTAGTATTTAAGCTAAGGTTTTTATATATTTGAGTTAAGTTGTTGATTTAAGATGTTGTTTTCAAAATTATTGAACCCTAGAGCACTCCCCAATCCATTCAAGACTCATATTATTCGAAATGCAGTGAAAATTTATTTGACAAATTCCACTCTAGTCGCAAATTCTCTCGCATTGCCAGCTTATTATTTTTTATTTTATGTTACTCACAATCCATATTTTTTAACCATTTTAATTAAGCGTCATTTACTATTTATTAATTTGTTACTCGATTCATTTGATGTAGATCCAAAATATCGAAAACAAACTCATCTAAATTATTTGTCAGAGTTTAAAGCACTTTGCGAATTATACAAAATGGTCATGGACAAAACCATTGATCATGTTGCAAATTTAGATGGATTTGTTTTTGCTGTTGAAGGATTGAATGTTTTACTCGATTTTCTTGTTTATTTGATAACTCCAGAATATTTAACTATTTTCTTTTCTGCTTTACTAATAAAAGATGGACTAATGAAAACTTATTTGATACGCATTATTGACCGATTATCAACTTTTTCTATTATAGATTTACGTGAATTTATTGTTTATTTTCGAGATGAAACAGGTTTTTACCAACGCTATGCTATGAAACATTTTTTTTCTCATAGTGAAGTAGTTTGTAATGGCCATTCATTTAATTTTTTTGATTTTTATTTAATTAGTAAAACGGCCGTTTCTTATATAATTAAGCACCCTTTTATTGTTATTTATTATTCAAACTCCTCCAATTTACAAATTTCTATTTATTCTATATATTAATTTGTTTTTAAAAAATTTTTATTTATTCCATGTCTTAATCGTCTTCTTAATGTTCGATCCGATTTGATTAATTATGATAGATTTTCCAAAATAATTAATCAATTAAACATTAATTTTGGACATCATCAGTTTATATTGGCTGGTGGTGAATCCAACCCAGGACCCATTTTTTCTCGTTTAGCTACAGCCGCACGTAATTATTTTCTTCCTGAACTTAGTGATGTGGTTAATAAAATAACCACAACCTGTTCGAAGACAAGTAAGGTTATTATTTCTGTTTTATATCTTAATCGTTTATTTGATAGTTTATTAGATGTTATTGGTGAAATGTTTTCGCGTTTCGCCACATCGACTCTTTCTTTTTATAGCCGTTTATTGACTTTTTGTTTAAATTTATATGATACTTATTCAATGCTGATGCAACAACTTGGTTTGAGGGTCTCATTCGCTCATCACCAAAGTGGACCATTCGAACATTTTGCTGCAGCAGCCTTTTTATCAGCTATTTTACCCAATCAACTTAAATTTATTTTAAAGGAAATTCCAATTTATACTAGTTTTAAAATTATAGATGATTCAACTTGGATTTTTGATTTATTCTCATTTATTATTTCTCTTCCACGCATAATGTTAGAACATATGTGCAATCCAGAAACTGATTTACCAACTGTGTATCAGGGTCTTCTAGCAATGGAAGAACTCTTGCCTTTTGGTGAACCAGGAAAATTTAGTTACAAGGCTCGATTGTTGATTGATGAACTGGAGAAAACCCCAGCAATTATTAACAACAAAAATTTTCAAACTCGT